CCCATTCTCCATAAGTAGTCTTACTCCGTTTGTTTAATTTGTTATTAGCATTTTGAAATACGAATCGTATGTCCTTATCTGGATTGCTTAACTTAACTAACTCCATCTTACGTCTATCTCTAGGAGATAAGTACCCCTTAGTCTCAATATAAATAGTTTTGTTAGGTCCTACCATATCAAAGTCTACTAGGTACTTATGCTTCTTAGAAGGGACTGTATATAGAAGTGTCGTAGCTTCGTAGTTCAGCCCAATCAATTGAAGTGAAGCTGTGAGTTGTTGCAGGATGTCTTGCTCGAACTGACTCCGTGTTGTTATATTGTGTGTACCCATTAGTTTCCATTCTCATATTTCCGTATATGCGTACAAAGTGTCGTCTATCCCAAGTACCTGTTCGTAAGTCTATAATAGGACCTTGAGATATTGGGGTGGAAGTATCCTTCCTGTACCGTTTAGCTATACGTGACTTTTGTAACGCCTTACATTTGGTTGGTTGTAATAGAGTAACTCCATTTTGATATAGTCTAGATAGCTTAGAGAATCTATATTGCTTAGGGGAAGTTACTACATCTCTATCTCCCATCCAATTATAGTACCCAGCTCTAGTACATGTTAATATTGGTGTCTGAGTACCATCCCATCCATACGCAAAGCTACTTAGGCTACTATCAAAAGTAGAGATTACTTTCTGTATAAATGTTCTCCCATCACTTGAAGGGCTACACATAACAATATCTAATAAGTAGCCTCTATATTCTCCACGGTACACAGCTAGGATACCTTGAGCATGTTCAGAATCAGGATAATCATAATCGTTATCTAATCTACGGAATGCTATATAGTCCATAGGATTATTTCGATCTGTGAATACCATATTATCTTGGAGACTAAAGGGGTTAAACTCAGGCATAGAAAGAGCATCTACCCAGATATCAATATCCCGTACTGGTCTACCTATAAGGGGGTTACGGATAGCCCCACCTGCAATACATACTTTCCCTTTCATAATCATAGATAAAGGGAATAAGGAGGTGAGGATATTGCTCAAGTGATTCTCAGCGTACTGTATAGTTTCCTGTAAGTACCCCTTATGAGAATCGTCCATCTCTGTAATAAAAGAAGCCCATCCCTGTGCTGTCATAAGTTACTCTCCCATACTTTATCCCACCCTTGAATAAGAGCTTTAGAGTATTCTGTACTCCGTGTCTCAAAGAAGTTAGCATGTTCGGTGTTACCTAATAATGCTTCCAACCAAGGTAATGGATTGGTTTTTACTTTATAGTTAGGTTTTAATCCTAATTGTAATAGTCGTCTATCTGCAATATAGCGGATGTACTTCTTTACTTCTTCTTTAGTAAGTCCTTCTATACCCCCCATCTCAAAGGCAAAGTCAATAAAGTTATCTTCTAACTCTACCATAGTACGGCAGATATCATAGAGTTCCTTCTTAAAGTCATCAGTCCATACTTCAGGATTCTCCTCGATAAAGGTACGGAATAGTTTAATCATGTACTCGACATGCAAACTTTCATCTTTCACACTAAAGGTAACGATCTGTCCCATCCCTTTCATCTTATTGAATCGTTGGAAGTTAAGAAGAATAGCAAAAGAGGAGAAGAGTTGTAATCCTTCTGTAAAGGCAGAGTACACGGCCAAGGACTTAGCAGTAGCCCGTAGCTTATCCCCTTGGGATGCACCATAGAGAATGACTCTACTATTATCTTCTACATACTCTTGAGTATATTGTAGTTCGGTTATTTCTTCAACGTAGTTATGCTTATCTGCTAACTCTTTATACTTAGAGAAGGCTTGGTACTCTAGCTCAGGAATACCTACAGTATCTAACAATAGAGAGTATGCATCCTGATGGATAGCTTCCATATTAGCAAAGGCACTTAACATCATAGCTACTTCTGGGTTATGCCCAAACATAGGAATGTATTTATGTAGGTATCCTTTAGCGACATCCACATCCCCTTGAGTAAAGAAGCGGAAGATGTTAGTTAGTAGGTGTTTCTCCTCATTAGATAGGTTCTGATTCCAATCTCGTACATCCTCACGGAGAGGTACTTCTTCTGGTAGCCAATGCATCTGCTGCTGCAGTTTATATCCTTCATAGGCCCAAGGGTAACTAAAGGGTTTATAATATGTTCGTCGTCCTAATAGACTCATTTCTGTAATTCCTCTATAATAGCATCCAAGATACGTTTCAACATAGGCCAGTCTTCGTTACCCTCGATAAGTTCAAGAAGCTCATCAGGCTCTTGGTTGGATAGCAGGGTATATGTTGCTGTGGGTAATGAATGGTAGGCAAAGGCTAATACCAATGCCTTCACCATACGACCATACAATTCTTCTGTTACTTCTACTTTCATACTATTGGCTACCGAGTAATGGTTTGAGTAGTGGTTACTGTCTTCGTTATAATAGGTGGGTTATACTTCAGGCTATACCTCTCAGTTGCTTCTGTCTGAGCACACCCATGTACACAGACGATAAAAAATCCTGTCACAAATACTATTGCAGCTTTGGACCAGGCGATCGAGTCATCGTATTCATTTGTTACACTTTGTTTATCAGTCATATATCAACCTTCACAACTTACACAGTCTCCTGCTGTCGCTGGATGCTCTGTGTTGATTACTTGTCGTTCTACACTAGCTCCAATGTTATCTGCTTTACGGATAGCTTTAGAACGTAGGTAGTATAATGTTTTAAGTCCCTTCTTCCAAGCATCTGTGTGTACTTGATGTAAGTATAGGGCATCTATAGTACCATCTACAGGGGAGAAGAACAAGTTAATACTCTGAGCTTGGTCAATGTACTTCTGTCTGTGTGAAGCTTGCTCTATCACCCATCGTTGGTTGATTTCACTAGCTGTCTTAAATACTTCTTTCTCCTCAGGAGATATAAACTTAAGATGTTGAACACTTCCCCCATTGTCTCGTATAGATTTCCAAGTCTCCTCAGTATCCTTACCATATGAGCTAAGTAGTTTCTGTAGGTATGGATTACGAATCTCAAAGCTACCACTTAATGTCTTCTGAGTAAAGATGTTAGCAGTAAGGGGTTCTACACTAGGGCTAGTACCACAGATAAGGCCACTACTTGCATTAGGAGCAATGGCAATAAGGTGGGTGTTACGTCTAGGGTTACTACCTTGTAGGGTATCAGGAGCAAATCCTCGTACCTTACCTAGGTTCTGGCTAGCTCTCATAGCACAAGACATAATATGCTTATGAATCATATTAAGGTGAGACAAAGCAGTAACACTCTCAAATGGAATACTCATACGTTGTAGATAGCTATGCCACCCTAAGGTACCAATACCAATATCTCGACCTAACTCAGCTCCATTCTTAGCTTTAGCCATACTCTCAGGAGAAGTACTAATAAAGAAGGTAAGTACGTTATCTAAGAACTCTACCAAATCCTCAACAATACTAGAGTCTTTCCACTCAGGGAACTTCTCAAGATTGAGGGAGGATAAACAACATACAAAGGTTCTATCCTTATTGGTAGGTAGGGTTATCTCGGAGCAAAGATTACTCTGATTAATACGTAGCCCTAAGTCTCTTAGTTCTTTAGGGCGAAGGTCGTTAACAGTATCCCCAAACATAATGTAAGGTTCTCCTGTCTCTACTCGTAAGGTAAGAATCTGTTCCCAAGTTTCCTTAGCATTAATCTCACCTACTACATTTTTAGTATGTGGGTCGATAAGGTTGAACATTACGTTAGGGTCTTCTCCTACTACCTTACGCATGAACTCATCAGAGATGATAACAGCATTGTGTAGGTTAAGGGACTTACGATTAGAGTCACCACCAGTAGGCTTACGGATGGTAAGGAACTCTAATATCTCAGGGTGAGAGATATCTAGGTAGGCAGCATAGCTACCTCTTCGTGTACCACCTTGACTGAAGGCCAGCACCATAGAATCCACTACCTTAATAAAGGGGATAATACCAGAAGAGCTAGACCCATTAGAAGTCTTCTCTCCATTACTACGTATGTGTCCCCAATACCCACCAATACCACCCCCCATAGAGGATAACCAAGCATTCTCCGTATAGTGGTCAGTAATTCCAGTTCTACTGTCGTCTACATACCCCCCGAAACAGGCAATAGGTTGACCTCGTTTAGTACCCCCGTTACTTAGGATAGGAGTAGAGTACATTAACCACCCCTTACTGATGTAATCATACATCCGTTGAGCATGGGCATCATTAGATGCAAAGGCTT